TCGTCGATTCTGCGGTGCGTTTACGGGCACGAGCGGCACTCTCGCGGGCATGGTGCTGCGATGCCTAGCCGAGCGGAAGCGGCTGCTCGCGGAGGTGAATCACCTGACGGTAGAGCTAGCGAGACGTGACGAGATTCGTAGGCCGCTGCCAGCGTTGGCTGGCGTGCCTGACTGAGCCGGGCGGGCGCGGCGGCCGGGGTGTCTCCTTTCCACCCTGGTCGCCCCCGCCGGCTCGGTCACGCCGCTGCTTCACAAGTCCCGTTCGTAGCCAGCGAAATCATCTCCTCCTAGCAGGTCGCTGTCTGCCTCAACAAGCACAGCCTCCTTGGGGCCGCACGTGACCATCCCAATCACGCGACTGATAAATCCTGGCACGACCTCGTCATCGCCCCAATCGCCGCGCTCGTCTTCGCGGACTGCACGCGACTGCATCGCCCATGCGACTACAGGCGTCCGGCTGCCGTCCTCATAGGTCGCCCAGTAGCCTGTGGCGGGAATGATCTGCACTTCTTCCCAATCAGTGCCAAGGCTCCAGCCAGCAGGGACGGTCTTGCCAGCCATAGTCGGTGCCTTGACTTTCGCGGACTTTTTCTTCTTCGCCATCGGTTCGCTCCTTTTCGTGGGTGGGGCAGTCTAGCAATGATTTCACGCCGCCGGGTGTTCCGGCGGTTTGTCCGTGAGGTCGAGCGTGGGCAGGGACTCCACGCTGGTCCGTTCCGGCGGGCAGATGGCTGGATCGACATAGAGGTCTGCGAGCCTCGGGTTGCTGTGATCCAGCAGGGCGGTCGCTGCGGCCTTTCCGTGCCGTAGTGCCGTATAACTGGCTGCCGCACGCCGAAGCCCGTGAAAGCCCCTGTACGTGACGCCAGCCTTGTTGCAGAGCATTTTCAGCGACGTCCAGATGGAATCTCGCGACATCCTGTCCCAGTGCCACACGAGGTCATCCGGCTGCCCCTTTCGCGTCCGCAACATCTTCGCCAAGTCAGGCGTGATCTCACGCACGATGTCGCGGGTGTGTCCCTTGCGGGTATCCGCCAAGAAGACGATGCGGCAGTTGTCGAGGTCGACTTCGGACCACCTGACCGACAGTAGCGCGGAAATCCGCTCGGCTGTGCAGTACGCCGTGTAGATCAGCGTTGGCCACCACCAGGCTGCCGGTTGCCCGCCGACATACCGCGGGCGGCGGCGAGCGGTCACGATGAGCTTGGCGACGTCCTCGGCTGTATATGCCCGTGGAATGCGTTGTGGCACACGCATACGGGCAAGGGCCGGGAACTCTGCCGCCAGCTTCTTGCGGGCTGCGAAATTCCACAACGCCACCAGGCTCGTCCGGTCCTTCAGCACGCTGGCTGGCTTGGGAATCCGTCCCCTGTGCGGCGTCTTTGCCCGCCATCGCAGGAACTTGCTGACCACCATGTCGTCGAGGTCAGCGGCCGTGGGAACCTTGGCAACGTCTCCCGACTCAATCCGCAGGAAGTCGCGGAATCGGTCCAGCGTGCAGGTGTATAGCTCGATCGTCCGGTCGGACAGGTTGTTGAGCACGGCGTATCGGTCGAGAATCTCGTACAGCGTCATCGGAGCACCTCGTCGCGGGTGCATCCATGCGACCAATCCGACGCCGACCTACGACGTCAGATTCCATGCCGATGCCACCACAGGCGGTAAGTGTACCACTGTACACCAGAGCACAGTGAACGCCCGAAGCACTCCCATGCCCTCCGCTGATACTTGGCTCGGCTGCCCCCATCCTACGCGGGGCGCTGGGGCAGGTTCCAGCAATGGGTGCGTTTGATTTGCAAAGCCCCGTTGATACGATTTGGGAATGATCGCTGTGGCCAAAGATTTCGACGCCCAAAAAGAACTGATGACCGTCCAGCAGGTAATGGACGCCATAGGTGCTCGAGCCCCGTCCACGGTGACGCGGCTCATTGGTGCAAAGCGGCTGCGGGCCACCAAGATTGGCTCAATGGGCTGGCTCGTCTACCGCGACAGCGTCACTGAGTTTCTTGCGGCAGAGCAGAAAGCTGGCCCTACTGTTGGTTTCCCGAGAGGCGGGGTTCGATCCAAAGAGCCGGAACGCAAGCCGCCCAAGGCAGCCAAGGCGTCAAAGCCTGCCAAGAAGCCTCGTCGGGGCTGAGAATTTTTGGGAATTTGAGTTTTTCCCGGCATTTGCCCCTATTGAATATGCAAAGACTTGCCGATATGATTAGGGCGTGCGAGCAAGTGAGACTCGCAGGACACGAACAGGAGACGAAACGATGGCCACAGCGACGCGAGCCAAGGTTGGTGGCGAGATCGGAAGGAATGGCGAGTTCTACGCTGGCGGCACGTTCCTCCCGAGCACCACGCTGACGAAGATGGCTCGCAGCAAGCCCACCGGCAACCGTCCCGCTCGCACGATCCTGTCGCCCATCCAGCCCTTGTGTGCGGTGGACAGCAACTGGGCTCCGAAGTTCGCCAAGCTGACCGCCAACGATCAGGCTCTTGCTTACTACGGATATACCCGCCAGCAGGCCGAGTACATCGTGGCCCGGTTCAATGCCGGCGAGCGGTAGCAGGCACATAAGGTGGGGCCACCCGGCCCGCCGCAAGCTGCGAAACGGGTGGCGATTCACACACAGGATTCTCTGGCCAAGGAGGGCCGCCATGAAACGCCACATAGACCGACTCATTCAAGCGTTGGTCTTCATCCGCCTCGGCCAGGACATCGGAGCCGACACGCCAGCCGCACGATCAATACACGGATTTATTGAATTGCTGGTTAGTCTGCCAGCAGCGTGGTTTCGGTGAAATGCAATGCAAGGAGGCTGGCATGGAAGACGAACTCTTTAGGATTGGAAATCTGTACTGCGGCGTCTGGTGCCGCTCAACCAAGTACAGCTCCTACGACAACGTATACGCGGTCAACCTTGGAAAGCACGGCGATGAGTTCCTTATGCGAGTCCATAAGGTGGTTGGGACGCTCGCGAATGGCAACTCATTTGCCGGATTTCTGATCGACTCTTTGAACGTCGCAGGCGCTGCAACCACGCTGTCACACGCCTACAACGAGTGCCGAGGAGATTTGCCGCGACTTCGAGACTGGGTTGTCGTGACTGCTGAATCTGCCGAGGATGCGCTCGCTCACTGCGACGTCGCTGACGTGCGTCACGACATCCTAAATCCACGCCCAGAGTCTTTTTGTGGCGTCTACTTTGCGAGCAACGGCAACGGCTGCGTCAAGGTCGGCCAGACCACATACCCGCTCAGGACACGCATAGCTCAAATTCAGGCTGGTTCTCCGCATCGGCTCTACGTCTGCGCCACGATCACAACCGGCGACCGAAGGGTAATCGAGAAACAGATTCACAAGTCTCTCGCTGGCCTGCGACTGCATGGCGAATGGTTCACCATGACAGATGACGAAGCCATTGCCATTGCCAAGCAGTACGGCGGTCATCAAGTGCAGCAAGGCAGCAATGAAAGAACGACTTTCTCTTCCTGTTGACAAATGCAAAAAGGTTTGCCAACGTATGCAAAGCATAGTGCGTATCCGGGTCGACTACTGAACACAACAACCACTCCCGCAACCTGCGTTTCGCCGCAGGAAAACAGCATCAAAAATCCTTTTTGCGACGCTTGACCATCACCTGTACGGGCGTATAGTTGCGCCCTACCACTAACGGAGACGACCCACATGGACGCACACAGATCGGAATACCTCGCCGCGATCACTGGAATGGCCGAGCACACGCTGCCGTCGGCCCTGCACCGCACCTACGCCGTCGGCGATTTCGTCAGCGGCGTGAGCTGCGGCAAGCCCTGGTCGGGCCGCATTGATTGGTTTTTCGAAAACGGCGACGCCTGCGTCGACGTCGGCGGGGCGTGGCTGTCGGTGCCTGTGAGAGACATCACGTTTTGAGAGGACCGCCTGCCGTCGGAGACGGCTTGCGGAAGGAGTGCGGTGGAACCGCAGCAGCAGGGACGCAGCAACACCCGGTGAGCAGGACGCGGAGCCGGGATTTTCCAGATTCCAGAAAACGGAAAGGACACAAGGACATGAGCACGGAAATCAGCACGCAGCGTGCAGCCACGGGGCTCGCACTGCAATCGTTCGATGACGCTTTCCGGTTCGCCAAGATGGTGGCGGCATCGGAGTTCGCGCCCAAGGATTTTCGCGGAAAGGCCGAGTCGTGCCTGCTGGCGATCCAGCACGGAAGCGAGGTCGGGCTCTCGCCCATGCAGTCGCTCCAGAGCATCGCCGTCATCAACGGCAGGCCGACGATTTGGGGCGACGCGGCACTTGCGTTGGTGCAGTCGAGCCCGGTCTGCGAGTACGTGAAGGAGTACGTCGAGGGCCAGGGCGACAACCTGACGGCTGTCTGCGAGGCCAAGCGCCGAGGCTACCCGGCACCAACCGTGAGCAGGTTCAGCATGGCTGACGCCAAGCGGGCCGGGCTGGCTGGAAAGTCTGGCCCGTGGTCGCAGTACCCGGAACGGATGCTGCAGCTGCGTGCTCGCGGGTTCGCCCTACGTAATGCGTTCGCAGACGCCCTGCGTGGGCTCATCACCGCCGAGGAGGCGCAGGACTACCCGCAGCCCGAGCCGGCCCGCGAGCCCGTGGTCGTGCGTCCGAAGTTCCAGAGCGACACGGAAACCGTGGTGCCGCTCAAGCCAAAGGTCAGCAAGGAGCCGCAGCGCACTCGCGCCGACGCGGGCCGCCTGGCCATCGGCAGTGCCGCGACGATTGAGGCGTGCGAGGCGCTCCGCAGCAAGCTCGACGTCTACCACGACGGCGGCGAGATCAGCGACGACGAGTTTGCCGAGCTGACGAAGCTGCTGATGGGCCGCGTCGAGATCCTCATGGCAGAGCCCGAGGAGGTGACGAATGCCTGAGCCCCTGACCATCGACGCCAGCGTCATCGCGGAGTACCTCGAGCGGCAACGCTGCCCAAACATGGCGGCATTCGTGCGGCACTTGGACGCCCGGTCACGCGATGCGTACCTCCGCGAGCAGGACTTGAAGGGGCGCATTGACGCCCTGGCAAAGCGGTTGCACGAGCACGAGCCGCCACCGAATCGGCAGCCTGACGTCGTCTGGACGGGAGATTGAATCGCCGAGGCACGCCATTGCCCGAGCGGCTGCATCACGGGCCGCATTGGTCGCCTAGCGGATGGGTGGCGAGTAACCGCCGCAGCTGCGGCCTGTCTCCAACAGGTGACGCAGCCGCGCCCGGCGTAACCGGGCAAATACACGAAAGGATTCGTCATGGCAAAACGCCCCCGCCCTGTCCGCGACATCG